AGTACTTTGGTTTGAAACGAATTCCCGTACTTATCTAAACTATCTAGTGCTGTCATTTATAACCTTTATTTATAACTTTTATTGCTTCCAATCTAACGAAGAAAAATTTTCTATCAACCACCCTTGCCAATTTACCCGCTCATTTAATTGATCATCCTCCGTCATTTCAATGAAATTCCCTATGTTCAGTGATGGTGGTGCATTTTCAACGGCATCATCAACGATGCGCTTATCCTCGTCGTCTATGTTCGGATCTTTTAATGACATTAATTGATAATTAATACCTAATTGGCGTTCAAATTGAATGATTTTAGTATATAATTGATTTTTATCTTCATTCAATTTTGCTTTATTTAACATATAATCTAAATCAATAGGAGTAGACTCCATTAATTCAGGATATAACTTAAATACTTTTTTAGGACCTAATCCCTGTATTCCAGGAACGTTATCGCCAGAATCCCCCAATAACATTTTGTAATTGATAAAATTATTTGGATGTACAAAATATTCTTCTAATACATCATCAGCTCGGTATGTTTTCTTCTTAGTTGGTGAGTATATTTCTGTTTTATCTGATACTAATTGTAGGAAATCCTTATCAGCAGACATAATCGTTACTTTATCTGTTTCGGGGTCTGCTTCAAATTTTTTAACTAAATACCCCATTACATCATCTGCTTCAATTTTAGGAATACAAATCATCGATACGGGTAATTGAGTGCAGTATTCGATTAATCGTCCCATTTGATTAGCCATTGATTCGCTTTCTTCCTTTTTATCGCCGAATACTTTCCAATTAGTTACTTTAATATTAGTACGATTTGCTTTATAATCAGAATATAGATATTTTTTATTAGTGGCATTGCCTTGTCCATCAAATACTAAAATAACCCTAGTCGGTTGGTATAGCTTAATAGCATAACCAACCGATTTTAGGAAGCCAACAAGACCACCTACATGGTGGCCGTTGGGGTTTAAATGTTGAATAATAGCAAATGAACGTAGGAATGTATTCATTGAATCTACAACAAGTACTCTAGCATTTTTTGAATTATTCTTATCTGCGCTTAATTCAGAAAATAATTTATTTAGGAATTCTTTATTCATTATCTAGTTCATCATCAATAGAAATTGTTGGGGCAATATTTTTGCCTTCATCCCACTCACTACTATCTTCAGTAATTTGTAGATCATCTACATCTGTTAATCCATTGAACCACTCACGTGCGTGTTCTTTCTTGTATTTAGCAATCGCATTTGGTGTATCGCTAATGAAACCATGTGGAGTAACAATAATAGTAGATGCAGTTGCTACGCCACAATCAGCATGAATTTTATCAATTGCTATTTTAGTACGTTTAGCAAATTCTACTGATTTGCCGTCTTTAACGGCTTTGATTTTTGATGTACCTGAATTAGTTACATTACCATAAGTAATAACAACTGCAGCATCCCAATACATCGTATCTCCACCTTTATTAGTACGTTTAGGTTGTGCCATTGGCATCATAGCCGGCTGGACACCTGTCTTGTTAATAACAAAGAATGTATTCGTGTATGGATATTTTTCCTTACGTGATAGTGGAAATTGCTGATTGATAAAGTTACCAAATTGAGTAGCCATCGCACCTGCATTCCACATTGGATTGTTTTTGCCTTGATCTACACTCATTTGACATGGAAGTGATCCAACTGAATCCCATAGAAATAATAAATCGTATGGTAAACGTCCTTTTGCTTGCTCGTTTAAAATATCTGAAATAAATGCGGCTACATCTTCAATACAACCGATAGAGCCTCTATCAATGTAAAGAAAAAAACCATCATAATCAATTACTTCACCTGTATCTTCATCTGGAATAGCGGTTAATTCTAATCCCATTTTTTGTGCATGAGAGAAGTCCCATTTCATTTCTGAAATAATAAATACAGGTAATATGCCCATTTTCTGAGCAGTAACAGCAGTTTCAATAAGTAAAGTTGTTTTACCTGTATCAGAACCTCCACGCGCAATCGTAATTTGTCCCATTGGCACACCAGGAATAGAAAGTGCGTCTTTTACTGCTGGAGTAAATGGGATCCATTTTTGTTCTTTAAATTTAGTAGTCTGATCTAAGTATTTGGATTTCTTAAATGCAGATAAGTTAAATTTAGACTTGTCACCCAAAATATGGGTGACAGTCTCGGATGGTGATTTTTTAGCCATTATTGAAATAATTCGTCGAATTTATCTGATGAGTTTGTGTTCAAAGAGAACGCTGATTTTTCTTGCTCTGTTACTTGATTATCATTAACCCAATCTGATTGTACTGCGGGTAATGGGTCTGCAGGTGTTGGAGCAGGAGCAGCAGGTGCTGCTTGTTCTTCTTCAGCTTCTGGATTTAACCATTTAGCTAATAATTCCTTAATATCATTGTATTCGCGTTTGCGATTAATAGTCATGATATCAGGTTGTTCTTCTAGCCACTTATTAATCTGATTAATATCTTCAGAAATTGGTGACGCTTTTGGACGAGGACGTAATGTACAGCTAACTACCTTACGACCAGCAACTTCTGCTGCTACTGCATCGATTTTAAAATCAAATCCTTCTTGGATATCAGTAAAATCACCATAATCTTCATCAGCAGCAAATCCTAGTAATGATTTGTATACTTCCTTACCGAATTCCCATAAACGAACTCCTAAATGTTCTTCGCCACGAACAACAACAGGAACAAATACACGCATTTTTGGATCTAACTTCTTAGCTAATGCCCAGTTGTCGCGATCTTTTGATTGACGTAATTTTGCTGCAAATTCCATGATTGGATCTGCTTCTCCAAAGTTGTTTAGAGCTAAAACCGGACCTTTAGCGAATCCATAATGGAAATATACTTCCTTAAATGGATTTTGCTTGTTTGATTTTGCGGGTACGATGCGAATCGTATAATTGCCTACCTGAGGCTTCCAGAACACTTTCGTGTAGTCGATTTTTTCGTAAGTCTTACCACCACTGTTTTTGGGTGCGTTAAGATTACCTAATTTTTGCTTTAACAAAGCTAAATCCATAATATAACTATTTAAGTTTTAAAAATTGTACTCAGTAAATATAATTGAGAAATCCTACAGATTAATTATCTTATGGATTTTTGTTTGAATGATATTTAAATCATTACTTTGAATTAATAAGATTGAATTTTTATAATCCAACCAGGTAATACGGAAATTAGTATCTAATATACCGTTGTTTAAAGACTTTATTAATGCATTTAATGCATTTATTGTATATAACGTATTTGACTCTTTTTTACGGTGTAATAATATAGTATTAGGCAACACTGATTGTTGCTCCATATTGAATGTATCTATATTATAAGTACAGACATATTCTTCAGTCGACAGCGATTCTAATACAAATATTTTAGAATATAAAATAGTATATTTAGTCGTTAAAGTATTTAGAGTATTATCTAATTCTTCAGGAGCCGTGAATGTGCAGAATAGCTTATTAGCCATTAAAAATGTATTATTAAATAAATCGTAACTTAAGTCCAACATAAATATACGGTTTATTTTATTTCTGCGTAGTTGTGTCCAGTTTTCGTGGAGTAATTAAATTTTAGTAGCGAAGTTATGCTATTCAATAAATTCTCCGACGAATCGTAATCAAGCAATATGGAATCGTATGTGTATAATATAATTTTTGTTTTCTTATCTTTAAGGAAATTTATTACTGCGGAAAATTGCACTACATTAAATATCGTTTCGGTGTTTTGAACAATATAATTAAGTAGTTTTTGTGGTGTTGGATTTTCAATCATTTGCTTGGTGAAACATTTGCCGAATTGTGTACCAACTGTGCTATTATTAATCCACAATCGATTTGTGTAATCATTTACTTGAGAAAAGAACGGCTTATCTTGGAACTCCTTTCTAACACCGCCATATAACTGCTGGAATACTAATTCCTTAATTGTTTCGGGTGTTGATCCTGGAAATTCATTAGCTAATTGATCATATATGTTTCCTGTAAATTCATACCCAGCTAATTTAGCTATAATAGTTGGGTGATATGCTTTAAAGTCAATTTCAACTAATGTATCGTTTTCTGGGATGAATGCGGCACGTTCTCCATTTGTTTTATTTAAAGCTGCAAAATTAATACCATTAAATGCATTTGATGGTCTACCCGTTAATGTATTTAAATTATATTGTGTGTATATTTTACCTTTAGATACTGAAAATTTAGGATTGGGTAATGTTTTAAAATGCTCAATAAATGGTTCCTTTGATAATTTAATACCTTGTTTTTCAATATTATAAAATAACGGAGCAACGTAGTGATTTAAAAATGCGTATGGCTCTAAATCTTCACTAATCTTATTTATAGTTTGCTCAATATGATCATATATATTTTCATATTTTTCATAATGTTTTGCTATAGGAATTAATGTAGATGGTGATTCAGTATAGTATTTACGTTTAAAGTCTGTTTCAACTTTTGATTCGTATTGTTCAATATTAATTTCTTGAAAATGTTGATATGAATTAATCAGTTGCACATCAATTAATTGAGGAGACAACGTAGGGAAATGGTGTAACACCGCTTTCTTATCTAATGTGTATAGATTATTGACTTTAGATAGTTTAGCGAGTATATCGGTGATTGATAACGATAATGATTCTGAATGATTGACACACAGAATATATCCTTTATGGCCTTTAATCCACCGAACATAAATTAAGCTAATGTTTTGTAAAGCAGGATGGTAGTTTTCATTCGTTGGAATTATATGAATGAATGTATCTTCACCAATATGTAACTGATCTAATTGATCTTGTTTTTCAATAATATAAAACATAGTATAACCTTTTTAATGAATGTAGTTAAGAAACTACAAATTAACAAACGTTTTTAGTCCTGGTATTATTTTATCCCCTTCTTCAATTTGTTGTTGTAAATCAGGAATTGAAAAGTTAATTGCGGTTATTTTATATAATGGGTCTCGTTGTAATGATGTTATAGTATTTTTATTTGATTCCTCGTCTTTTATTTCTTTAATAATATTATTAGGATCATTAGTTTTTTTTGCAAAATAGTATATTCCAGATCTAAGTTGTACTTCATTAGATTGTTTTGGTTTAGAAGGAATATATTTTTCAGCTAAATTTTTAGCATTATCTACATTTTGTTTAACTAGATTATAAGCTGCAGTTCCTAATCCTACAGAAGCAATAATACTAGCAAAAGGGTTAAATTTTGTACTTACTTCATCTAATGGAACTGGTTGTGGGTAAGATTTATCGTTTTCACCAGCATAAGCAACACCACTTATTATATGGTACTTTCCTGAAAATGGTAACCCACTATCAGCATATACAAATTCTCCATCTTTAGAGGGGATATTTACTGTTATTAATGATCTTGGTTTTCTTGACATTTTATCTATTAAATACTTCAGCTTCTTTATTTCTTCTTTTTATTAATCCTTCTAATACTTGACCACCGGCAGTGATAGGGCCTTTACGAATATAATTTGATGCAGCATAATAATCCCCACTTTTTAAAGATATAACAATATTATCTCGTAACGATCCTACATTATACGCGTAACTCACTAATGCTGCTTTTTGTGTATCTTTTAATTTATTCCATATTAATTGTCCAATCT